GGCTTTGCACAGCCATTGGTTGAAGGTGTCCGTATGACTACCAACGCACTTACTGCACAGCAGTTCTCAATCACAGTTTCTGAGCATGGTTATGCTCTTGCTGTATCTGAGCTTCTTCTGAATGCATCATTTGATGACGTTATGGCTTCTGCTTCACGTCTACTCGGCCGTAACATGGCTATCTACCTTGATCAGATTTCACGCGACACCCTTTACGGTGCCACCTCTGTAATCTACGGTTACGACCGCACTGCATCTAGCGCTGTCAATAACTGGTACGACAAGGGCACCAAGGGTACTGGTCGTTCAAACATGACCGGCGGTTACACACTTACTACTGCAACCGTTAAGGATGCTGTAGAAACCCTTGCAACCAAGAATATCCCACGGTTGGGCGAAACCTACGTTGCGTTCATCCATCCTCACCAGAGCCGTTCACTTCGTGACAACCCAGAGTTTATCGAAGTAACCAAGTACGCTGCTCCAGGTAACTTCATGCTTGGTGAAATCGGCCGTCTTTACGACACCGTATTCATCGAAACCACTCAGGTCCGCAAGGTTCCTGGCGGTGCAGGTAGCACTTGGACTGCTGACTCAGCAGTTGCTACCCCAGTTGTATCAGCTGGCGGTGGCTACACCACACCTAACACCTTCAAGGGTGATGGTGACAAGGATCGTTACGACGCGATCTTCATCGGTGACAACGCTTTTGGTCACGCGATCTCCCTTCCTGTGGAGCTTCGTGACGGTGGTATCCTTGACTTCGGACGTGAGCATGCACTTGCATGGTACTCAATCTTCGGTCTTGGCCTAATCACCGACCAGGCAATCGTTATCGCAGAAACTAACTAAGACCTCAAGAGGGGGGCCTTCGGGCTCCCCTCTGCTCTTAACAGACACTAACAACGGAGAAAACAATCATGGCAACATCAAAGGCAAAGCCTACAGACGCAACTGGGCGTCAGCGCGAAAAGCTAATCCAGGAAAACGCAGAAGCCGTTCAGGAAGCTGCATCTCGTGTCTCTCTAGCCACAGCGCAAAAAGCAGTAGCGCTAGAAACAGAAGTCATTGACGCTACGGTGCCTAACCGCGAAACTATTATTGTCGATGAGCCTACTATCGTTTCTAACGAAGGCAAGACAGTTACCATTCGTGTAGTTGAAACTATCGAAAACATGACTTTTGGGGCTGGCAACTTCTACTCATTTGAGGCCGGTAAGAAATACCAGGTCGCACAGGATCTTGCTCGTCATCTTGAAGAAAAAGGTTATCTCGCTGGAGTAATCTAAGCAGGTTTTGAGATGGGGGGCTTCGGCTCCCCATTTCTATTTTAGGCAGACTTTTTGCCTTAAATAAGGCATTATTTATTAGAGCGTACCTAAGGAGTATTTATGGCGAACCTTAAAGATCTCCTATCTAGAGTTCGGTTAGAACTAGGGGATAACGCCGCACAGTTTTCCACCACCCTTACTGGGGATGGGACTACATCTTCTTTTTACCTAAAAGTTAAACCTGTAGATGCGCTGTACTTAGTAGTAACGATTAACGGCGCTCGTCAAGCGCAAACCACAAATTTTACTATTGAAGAGAACATTGGGTACATCCACTTTACCTCTTACAACACTGCTCTTACAGGGACTCCAGTAAATGTTTCTGGGCCTCCCCCAGCAGATGCAGTAATCGTAGTAGCCGGAACCCATTACCGATACTTCTCCACTAGTGAACTCACCACGTTTGTTAATACGGCTGTTCTACAGCACACAGACAACCGTACAGACTCTTACGGTAGTCAGATTACTATTGATAGCATCCCTGCCGTAGAAGAGTACCCTGTGGCTCTCCTAGCCACTATTGAAGCTTTGTGGGCACTTGCTACAGATGCCGCATTTGACATCAACATCACTGCTCCAGATGGCGTGACGATTCCTCGTAATCAGAGGTTCTCTCAGTTAACTAGCGTTATCACATCCCGTAGAGCTCAGTACCAAGAACTATGTGCGGCGCTTAACATTGGTCTTTGGCGTATTGAAATGGGCATTCTTCGCAGAGTTTCGCGTACGACCAACAAACTTGTTCCTATCTACATGGCTCAAGAGATTGATGACTCTAGTAAGCCAGAGCGCGTTTACATTGAAAACAACCTTAAAGGCAGAACACCAGTGCCTAACAACGTGGCGCCTTATGACATTATCCTTACACAAGGAGATACGTGGAGTACTGAGTTTGACTTCCCACTAGACTTCAACACAAACTACACCATTAACGCTCAAATCCGTACATACCCTGAATCGCCTACCCTTGTTGCTCAATTTAGTACTGTGGTTCTAGGCACAACGGTTATTGGAACAACTACGTACACTAGAGTTCAGTTGTCGTTGACGTCTGCTCAGACCGAAAACTTCCCTCTTAAATCATTTTGGGACGCTCAAATTAGAAGCACTGACGGGTCGTTTAACGAGACGTACGTTCGTGGCCTAGTGTTTGCTAGCCGTCAAGTAACGCTAGATGTTAACCCTGGAACTGACGCGGTTACCGCACCGATCTACTTAGCCAGTACCCCTCCTACCACAGCAACTGTGGGGACACTCTACTCATACAAGTTCTCTGCTACTGGTCCGGATCCAGTATTCAATGTACAAACTGGATCTTTACCGCTAGGTCTAGTCCTTGACACATTTACAGGTAACTTAGTAGGAACTCCTACCACTGCCGGAATTTACAACTTCAGCATTAGAGTACACAACTCAGGGCTTGGATACAGCACAGCCCAAACTACCTACCCAGTCAGCGGCCTTTACACGGACGTCTTTAAAACTATTACGGTGAATTAATGAGTGATCCAGTAATTATTTACCCGCCTACTGCTCCAACTAGCGTAGTCATAGGCGCTAGTAACATTGGTCCACAAGGACCTAAAGGAGATAAAGGGGATGTAGGGGCTACAGGTCGTACAGGTGCTACAGGACCTACAGGGCTTACAGGACCATCCCCAGTTATTTCAGTAACTGCTACAACACTTCCAGCAACAGCATCAGCCACAGCAACCACTAACAACCTACCCAACCCTTTATTTACTTTTGGTATCCCTAAAGGCACTGCAGGTATTGTGGCATCTACTACGTCTCCAACGGATACCACAGTCCTGTGGCTAGATCAAAACGCTACAGCGTCCTACCCCACCGGACCCACTGGTCCACAAGGACCTCAAGGTTACCAGGGTATTCAAGGACCTACTGGTCCTACTGGTGCAGGTTACGATAGAACATCTACATCAACTAACACTATTACTTATAACGCTTCAAAGACGTTTACATTGTTGCCTAATGTGGGTGCTTATCAAATAGGTACCCGTGTTCGCGTAAGTAGCGTTACCAACGGCTCACTTAATTATTATCTAGAGGGGCGCATTACTAATGTTAACCAATCTGCTAATACTATCCAATTTACTTCAGACGTTGCAGTAGGTCAAAGCAACACTATTACCTATAATAACTGGAGCGTTAACGTAGCAGGAGAAGTAGGGCTAGCAACAATAAACTCGCCCCTAACCTATGTAGCGGCTACTCGCACATTAGATTTAGGCACGGTTTCTATTGCTAATGGTGGTACAGGGCAAATTACCGCGACTCAAGCGCTTAGTGCTTTAGGTGGTGCCCCCCTTGCTGGTGCCACATTTACTGGAACTGTTGTTGCTCCGACCATTAATGCTACAAACGCAACAGTATCTGCAACTGCTACTTCCTCCACTGATGTGACAAATAAAGCCTATGTAGACGGTAAAGTCGTTGCCTACACAGGTACTAACGGTGTAAGTATTACTGGAACTAGCGTGAGCGCTACTAGTGTTTCTACGTCCCGTGTGACTGTTGCTGGCGGTATTGATCTTGCTGCCGTAACTCAGACTAATAGCACTGGAAATACATCTTCCGCTATTGTGCAAGGTGTAACAGTTGACTCTTATGGGCGTGTAACTGGAGTTACGTCTGGCACACATACTCTAGCCGCAACTAACGCTACCGGTATTGTTCAGTTAACTGACGCTACAAATAGCACATCAATTACTACAGCCGCTACACCTAATGCAGTTAAGTCTGCTTACGACCGCGGATCGCTTGGCGTTACTAATGCTGCTACGGCTCAAAGTGCGGCTGACGGTAAGGTTTCGTCTGTATCTGGTACAGGTGCCATAACAGTATCTACAGGGACTACTCCGCAAGTTAGTGTGGCTACGGCAACGTCAGCTATTCTTGGCGTAGCCTCATTTAGCGCAACTAACTTCTCAGTGGCTTCTGGTGCTGTGTCTATTTCCTCTGTTGCTGGATCTTCGGTATCTGGAAACATTACTGGTAATGCTGCTAATGTTACTGAAACTGTTGTTGTTGGTAAAGGTGGTACGGGGGCAACTACGTTTGCTACTAATGGTGTACTACTAGGTAATGGCACATCGGCTTTATCAGCAACAGCTGCTCCTACATCTACCACACGGGTGCTTATATCTGACTATGTAGGATATGCTCCAATTTATGGAGCAATCGATCTTGCTGATAACACTGGTATGGTTTCTGGTGTTCTTGGTCTTGCTAATGGTGGCACTGGAGCATCTTCTGCTGCTAGCGCATTAACCGCTCTTGGTGGTGCGTCTCTAACAGCTTCTAATGCGTTTACTATTGGCGGTCATACAATTACAAACGCCGACCCTGCAGTTAAGCCTTTGATGATTAAGGCTGCGTCTTCACAGTCTGCTAACTTATTTGAAATTCAACCCAATGGTTCTACAACACCTATAATGCAGGTAACTTCTTTTGGTGGAATTATTGCACCTTATTTATCTGCTGCTCCCAATGGTTTAGCATCTACAAGAATATACGCTACTCCGAATGTTAGCGAATATGGTCTGGTAATTCGAGGTTCTTCAAACCAAAACTCTGATTTGGTTCAGTACCAATCATCAAGTACAACTGTCCTTAGTGGTGTAGGACCTGTCGGACAATTTTATAACAGTACCGCACCTTACTATTGGAGCACATTTACCGTTACTTCTGCCTCATATGTAAGTGGAACTACTGGGCAGTTTTCCGGTGGAACGGATCACAGGTTAAACGTAGGTGACTATATAAGTTTAACGTCATTTACACCTACAACTTGGCAAGGCACTGCGGTAGTTACATCTATATCTAGCCGTACAACATTTAATGCTTCAGGCCCTCAAATAGTAAGTGGCATTACATCGGCTACTGCTGGAACAGTTGCTAGGCTTACTACTAACTCTTTTGTTGCACCTAACTTACATACTCCCGCTTTAGTGTTACGTCCTAAAACAAACCTAACTGCTACTTTATCTTCTTCAACACTCCCTACAGTTAGTGGTACTTCAATTACTTACACCACTACTGCTGCACATGGCTTCCAAGCAGGAGACCTCGTATCAATTTCGGGTGTGGTTAGCGCTAGCAACTCTACTGGCGCAGCAGGTTCGCAATTCAACCAAACTACTGCAACTATTGCTTATGTTCCAAGCACTACAAGTTTCATAATTGTTGCCACTATTACTGACACATCTGCAACTGCTGTTAACGGTAGCGCAATTAGCGGTACTGGCCTTACAACTGCTGCTGGAAACGTTTTTGAAGCGCACAATACTGCTGGATCCACGGTTCACTCATTTAGTGCTGGTGGTTCTTACACTGGTGCTGGAACTATTTCAGCAAGTGGTGGTATTATTGCATCTGTTGGTACTTTAAGGTTAGGTAACTTTACAGGCAATACTAATGCTAGTACTGGACATCTATTATTAGGTAATACATCAACCACGCCTACGGCTCAATCAACTAATGGCGCGTTGTGGTCAAACGCAGGTGCGCTTACTTATCTTGGAACATCTGGCTCAGCCAAAACTATTGTTACACCGTCTGGACTTCTTGACATTTCTGCTGGAACTGTTACAGGGGTTGTGGGAGTTGCTAACGGAGGAACTTCGGCTACAACGGCAGCCAATGCTGTTAATGCTTTAGACAGCGGTGTAGGTCTTTCAACATTTACAGCATCTGCTGATGTCAGTGGCCTCACTACTGCTATTAAGAATGTTGTGTGCAACTCTACTGCAACCATCACATTAACTTTGCAGCCTCCTACTGGAGTTGCGGGTAAAGAATACCGAATTTTAAACTTAGGTACAGCCACTGTTGTTTCAGCATCCGCAAATGTTATTCCAAGAACAGGTGGATCGGCAACTACTGCAATTCTTCCAGCTACTGCTGGCGCTTGGGCGACTCTTATTTCTAATGGCACTAACTATCAGATAATGGCGAGTTCATAATGTCACAACTAAAATACTGGGATCCTAATGCTAACTCTGGCAATGGTGATTGGGTCGATGCTGTTGTAGGCGCTAAAGGCGATACCGGCCAAGGAGTTATTGATGGCGGCACAGACGGCCAACTATTGGCTAAAAACGGGGTTACCCCATATGCCACTAAGTGGATTGACAATACTGGAGTTCCAAGCGGAGGATCGGTAGGGCAAGTACTTACTAAGAATTCTACTAGTTATGGTTGGTCTAGCTTAAGTTCTTCCAATACTGCTGTTAGGTTGCAGTCTTTGCTTGATCACGCTAAAGGTGTACCGGCTTGGAATGTTACGTCCACTATGTCTGGCGTTAGCCTTGGTTACAAAACAACAGCGGGACTTTGGAGAAATAATCAACTTTACTCAAGCGTACCAGGCTTTATCACTAGCCCTAATACCGTTGCTTATAATTCAATTAAATGCTCTACATCTGTTACAGGATCTTTAATAGACACGCCCATTGCTGATTCAAATAACTATAAACGTCAAGTAAGACTTCGTGGGTGTATTCCTTATTCACTTACTTACAGCGACATTCCGCAATCATCTGGGCAACTTACTAATTCAACAGATACGTTTTACGCTAATGCTAGTTTAGGTGTTGATGGAGGTATGCAGCCTTCTAACTATGCTAATAGGCTTCCGTACTGGGTAGAATTTGATTACTATGGTAGCGGGTTTGCTATCAAATTAGGATCGGCATACGCAGCTAGTTACCCTCTTAAAAAACCGACAGACTACAGCCCTGATGTTGCTTTTTCTCCTGGAGTTACTGGGTTTAGTGTTGACTACGTTGCGGGTGTTTGGGTATGGGTTGATGGAGTCCCTGTTACTCCCACATCTATCCCATTTAACTTATCAAATACAAGAAACGATAGTAATCGAAACAACGTAGACACTGCTGCCATTTCAAACGCTAATGGGACAACTTTGTACAGAAATACCATTAATGAAGACACTGGCGCTCCGCAATTTTCTGACAATCAAACCTATTACTACGGGGTGTCCTTTGATAGCGTAGCCCAACGCCGCATCCGCATTATGGTTGCGTACATGGACTATGGTGGTTTGGTAGTAGGTCCTTACGATACGGTATCCCCTACTGATGTCCCGTCAAGCAAAGTAGTTATTTATGGGGACTCTTGGACTCGCGGAAACACTAATGCGTCACCGTATGTGTCAGATATGTACCCAGTACGACTAGGAGAATCGCTTAACGCAGAATACTTTATGTGTGGAATTGGTGGGACAGGGTACAGAAAAGGAAACTCTACTCCGGTTCCTAATACAAATACAACAGTAGACAATAATGCTAAACGGTACTTAAATGGTTTTTACAGCCCTACAGACAATACAGGGGCTAACATAAAAACCCACTATGCTTCTCCAGCACGTATGAAAGTTGTTACGCTAATTAACCCAGACCTCATATTTGTATGTGGATCCGTTAATGACGGTGAGTATGGCGGAGGATCTGGAATGAAAGCGGATGCCGCTGCTTTTTATTCTAACTTCCCTAACACACCTATCATTGCATCAATGGTTCAGTCTCTTGTAGACTCTTCAGGGTATCCCGATAACGGAAGTTTTGGAGCGGTTAATCAGAGCTACAAAGACGCAGCCCTAGAATCTGCGAATGTTATTGGAATTGTAGATACGATGACATCTAACCCAAATATTAATTCTAATTTAGTTGCACAAGGTGGCATAGGTAATACAGCCTTAAGAAACATAGGTTGGATTAATCAAGCTAATGTAGGCACCCATGGAAATAATAAGGGCTTTCTATCTAAGACTGCGTATGGCGACGGGCACCCAACTCAAGCTGGCAATATTTATTGGGCTAATCGCCATTACAATGAAATAGTCAGCATTATTACAAAGTACATAAGGGCATAGGAATTACCATGGCATGTAGAACAGGTTGTCCAACTCAGGACTGTGAAGATTACGCAACGTGTTGCCGAAGCATCAGCATTGATAAGAGTAGCCTACGCCCATGAGCCGTCCATATACCCCTGGGGGGAGGTTTAGCAGCGATTGGGAAACCAATGAGATCCATGATGCTATTACTAAAGATCTTACCAACCCTGCCGGAACTACCGCTTTGTGGTATGTATGGGACGCTGTGTCCACTAGCGTTGACCCTGTTTATGACGTAGGCGCTGATAATGGCATTGGCCGAATGTGGAAACCCCCAGTACAAATTCCTATTATTAAAGCGGTTTTGGGACAAGGCACAACCAATATGGTTCAGCAAGGTTTCTATAATGCTGACCGCATCCACTTTGTCATTGACCATGATGAGTTAATTAAACTCGTGCCGGAAATGCTCTACAAGCTTGACCCACTAGATTCTGAGAACCCAGACCCACTCAACCGTGACCGCATTGTGTGGAAAAGCCAAGTATACCGTCCGCTCAAGAGTAATTACTCTGGTATTATTAATGAAAGATTTACTTTGTTGGTATTTGATTGCCAGCAGATTATGCCTGAAGAAATGGTTAATGACTCGCAGTTCCAAGACTACGCGGGATCAGGGTCAAGCATGATTAATTACAAACTATATGACTCAGGATTGTACGACGATAACTACTACGACAGGGTAAGTTAACATGGCAACTTTTCCAAGCGGTATCTTTACATCTACTGCGGTAACGCCAACAACAAGCGCGTCTGGTGCTACATCCCACTCTGACTTACACAACCGAATAACATCTGAAATTAATGCCATTGAGGCTACTCTTGGCGTTAATGTGCAGAAGTTAGGCGGCACTACGGTTGCCGATAGGCTTGATGCAGTAGATGTTTTGGTTGCGACTAAAGCGTCTACGGCTCACGCTGCTTCTCATGCTTATGGTGGCACAGATGCTATTACTATTACTCAAGATCAAGTAACCAATCTATCTACCACACTAGCTGGTAAAGCCTCTACTAGCCACAAGACTACTCATGGGTACGGCGGTGCCGACGCTATTAGTTTAGATCCACGTCAGATAATTCAGGGTGGCGCTACTAACGGCCAAGTTCTGGCTTGGAGCACTACCTCTACAGCATGGACGCCTACAACAATTTCAGCGGGAAGCTCTGGGCTTACAGGGTTTAGAAACCTGCTGCATAATGGTAACTTTTCTGTATGGCAGCGTGGAATTAGCGTCTCAGTTACGGCCGCTACTCCTACTTACACAGCAGATCGATGGTTTGTAAAATCTGCCAATAATGCCGTTGCTGTTGCAGATCCAAGCACTACCCGTAAAAGCGCACTTAAACTAAGCGCCGCTAGCGGAGGCTCAGCTGATATTGTTCAAAGGATCTCTGCTGAAGATAGTTATCATTTAGCGGGTGCTACAAGCCTAACAGTTTCAGGAGTCTTTACTGCTCCAGCAGGTACAATTACTGTTTCTTTATACAAGCCCTCTGGTGGCACAGATAATACTTGGGGAACTTACGGGGCTGCCAGAACTCAAATTGGAAGCACAGTTACGCTTACCTCAAGCACTGCGCGACAAACAGCCACTTTTACTGGAACTACTAATAATCTTGTAGATGCTACTGGACTAGAACTGGTTGTGACGTTTTCTAGCGTTGCCACTGCCGTAACCCTTTCGGAACTTCAACTTGAGGCTGGCTCTACGGCAACTACCTTTGAGCGCCGCCCATACTCTTACGAACTTGGCATATGCCAAAAGTTTTATGAACGAATCTCTAACCCTGCTTCGGGTGGGGGCGTTTTTAACTTAGGTATGGGGGCAATATCAAGTACCGGACAATTACTGATAGCTATGGTTCCTATTCAGGTCTCAAAAAGGAACTCCAACCCCACCCTTTCCTACACTGGGGTGTTTACGGCAGTTGGACCTAGTGGTAGCACTACTTTAGCAAACCAAAACGCTTCGGCAACCCTTACGTTGATAAATAATGCAACAATAAAAATTGTTGCAACAACGTCCGGTTTGTCACAAACTTCCGGAACTGTAGGGTTTGTAAATATGTCGGATCAAGGATATATAGAGATCTCAGCCGATCTTTAGAACAGGACTATCAAATGACGGATAAACCAGAAAAGATTATTCTTTCGCTTGGGGCTGGTGTGCAAAGCACCACGCTTTTACTATTATCGGCCAATGGTGTACTGCCTAAACCGGACTATGCACTATTTTCAGACACTGGCGGCGAGCCGCAATTTGTTTATGATCATCTAGACAAACTAAACGAACAGGTCGCAAAACCTGCCGGTATTGAATTAGTTATTGTTTCTGCCGGCAACCTTACAGAACGTGCACTAGACCACACCAAAGGTGGACCAGACATTCCAGTGCATCTTGTAGATGAAACTACTGGCAAGCGTGGAATGTTGATGCGAGCTTGCACAGTTGACTACAAAGTCAATCCTATTAAACGCAAAACTCGCCAGTTGCTTGGAGCGAAAACTTCTAAAAGTGGATCAATACTTCAGCCACCAGCAGGGGTTTGGGCCGAACAATGGATTGGGATTAGCACAGATGAATTTCATCGTGCCAAAGATGCTGATGTTAAGTATGTCAAAAACAAATTTCCACTGCTTGATTTGAATTGGTCCCGTGAAGATTGTATTCGATACCTTGAGCAGCAAGGATGGGGTACTACACCCAAGTCCGCTTGTTTCTTTTGCCCATTTCATAGCAATAAAGAGTGGCGATTTATCCGAGACAATTATCCAGATACTTGGCAGCAAGCTGTTGATTTTGATGAAGCTTTGCGGGCTGAACCTTACAAACGACTACGAAACACACCGTATTTACATACATCGCTCACTCCTCTCAAGGATGCCAACATTGACAAGGTTAGTGCAAAAGAGTGGAAAGAACAACAGTCGAACATTCTTGACGAATTAGAAATTTCTTGTTCTCCTTTTGCTTGTGTTGCAGACGAACAAGATGTGGAATGGATTGAAACAAAATGAATGATCCTTTAATGAACATGGCGGATAAGAAAAATAAAGACTCACGTCTAGAACGTGCAGGTGTGTCTGGCTACAACAAGCCGAAAGCCACTCCGGATCACCCAACTAAATCGCACATTGTTGTGGCTAAAGAAGGTGACCAAGTTAAGACTATTAGATTTGGTCAGCAAGGGGTTAAAGGATCTCCTGATGGATCAGCGCGTAATGATTCTTTTAAGGCTCGTCACGCAAAGAATATTGCTAAGGGCAAAATGTCTGCAGCATACTGGGCTAATAAGGTGAAATGGTAATGGCTACTAAAAAGGTGTGGGACACTCCCGATCCCAGCAAGAAAGATAAGAAGCTTACCCCTAAGAAAAAGGCTGCTGCTAAAGCTGCCGCTCATGCTGCTGGGCGTCCTTATCCTAATCTCGTGGATAACATGAACGCCGCTAAGAAGAAGAAAAAGTAATGGCTGAAAAGAAAAAAGAAAATCCTGCTACCCTTAAAGTATCTGGTAAGGTTCACCGAGTCTATAAGGACAAAAAGGGTGATGTAATTGTTGACCATGCTGGTTCTAAAAAGGAAAACGGCAAGTACGATAAAATAGATTTAACCAAAAAAGCTGGAGCTAAGACAGTTAAAGCTGGAGTAAAAGCTACCAAAGATTGGCATAAAAACAATCCCCATAAGAAGGGTAAATAAATGTGTACAACCTGTGGCTGTAAGCAGCCTAAGAATAAGCACGGAGAAAAAACTTTAGCAGCTGCTAACAAGAAGTTTGCTAAGAAAACTACTACAAAGAAAGCTGGTAAAAAGTGAATTGTAAGAAGTGTGGCAAGGGTAAGTGTGCTTGTAAGTCTGACAAGGCACAGGATAAAGAAACTACTAAGGGTATGACACCTGCTCAGAAGGCTAAGTTCGCTAGAGAAGATAAGAAGATGGACAAGAAGCCTATGTCCCGTGACAAGGATAAGAAGACAGACGAAGCCTTGGCTAAGAAGATTAAGGGTAAGAAGTAATGGCTCTAGATCACGCAACAGTGTCGCTTGCATCGGCTACTAAGACGCTAATTTACACAGTACCAGCAGGTGCTACTCAGGCATACATCACCATTCAGAACAGAGATACTGCCGCATCTTTGGCTATTGGTGACGATACTCTAGACGGCCTTGGTACAACTAATGGTGGAATTAAGGTTCCTGCAGCGGCAGGGTCAGCAGCCACTAGCGCAGTTGGTCAGATTCAGTTCTGGGCAAATGGTGGAGACGCTATTTATGGTTACGCCTCAGCTGCCATGACTAGTACATGCATTGTTTTGGCTTCTTATGTACAAACCGGATCAGCAACTCAGTCATTGAACCTGCCTCCTTACAAGTAAATAACTCCTTAGTTTACAGGGATTTGCCTTATGGCAAATCCCTGTTACTATTTGAGGTATGAAATTTGTATCCTTATTTGCTGGCGTTGGCGGTTTCGATCTAGGTCTAGAACAAGCAGGTCATGTTTGTGTTGGGCAAGTTGAGATTGACAAAAACGCTAGAGCAATTCTAGAAAAGCATTGGCCGGATGTGCCAAAGCATAATGATGTAACTACTGCCATAGATTGGGCTGATGAAATTGGACTCACAGGAAACGTTGAACTTGTCGTTGGAGGCTTCCCGTGCCAAGACCTTAGTGTCGCAGGTAAGCGCGCTGGACTGGCTGGTGAACGATCTGGACTATTCTACGACGCACTTGCTTTCGCGAAAAGTGTCAAAGCAAAAACTATCCTCTTGGAAAATGTGCCAGGACTACTATCAAGCAACAAGGGACGCGATTTTGGAGTCCTCCTCACTGAACTGGCCGACTCAGGGTATAGTAACATCGAATGGCGTGTTCTTAATTCGCAGTTCTTCGGAGTCGCCCAGCGTCGCAGACGAGTGTTCATTGTCGCAAGTGTTGGAACAGAACCCTTCAAGCAAATACTCGCTGAGTGCGAAAGC